TTGCAGTCACATGGCAGACGGGAATCTTGTACGTCAATCGAATGTCGGAGAAGGTTCAGTGGTCTTCGGCCCGTCTGTTTACGACTTGCCCCTGCTTCCGTTCGAGAAAGAGTTAATTAAGACGATTGGCATTACGGAAGAGGAGTACCGCAAGTTTGCTGCTGAGGTACGACGCAAGGGTGTGGTGCGTCCGGCTGAATATGAGCATATTCCGGACATAAGCAACGAAGCGACAACAATCGCCCTTGTAAGCCTTGCAGTTAGCCTAGTGATGACTGGTGTCGCTTACTTGCTGACACCCAAGCCAAAGATGCCTGAGGCATCAAAACGGTCACAGCTGGACCTTGGCAGCACAAACGCTGGCAACCGTTTTACGCAAAGCCGAGGCTTTGACAGTCTGAATGAGCTAGCAGATTACGGCTCACCCATTCCAATCATTTTTGGGCTTTACGACGAAGCCAGCAAGATTGGCGGGATGCTCGTCACTCCAAAACTTGTTTGGTCGCGGATGTTTAGTCATGGCACGCAACAATCTGCAAAATTAGTGTTTGTGGTAGGTGAGCAGGGTTTTGCTGATGGTGAATCGCCTGACGGCATTGAAAAGCCAAGCCTTGAAGGAGTTTTTCTTGGCAATAACGCTTTAGACGTTATTCACCAAGACTTTTTTGCTTTTTACTGGAAGAACGATACAACTACCTCTGGCAGCACCCGCATTCGTGGCAAGGATCTTGCGTTCGGAACGCAGGGCGGGCCTGACACTGGCAACCCTACGCAAAACTTTGGCAGAGATGATGATATGTTTTTATGTCCCAGCAATGTTGCTGAGCTGACAACAGATTTTTGCCATGCCTATTCGCCTGCAAACAACACGCAGTTTGGGATGTTTGGAGCGATCCCAAATGGAAATGGCTATAGGGTGAATTACGAAACAGTGTCTATTATTGACGGCACTGAAAACAGCCAGGCTCATGCGCTCACGCTGCGCCGCATAAAGATTGTTGGTGATAAAGATCTTAATATAAACATCGGAGACGAAGATCTTTTAAAAAAAGTACGCAAGCAAGACCAAGAGGGTGAGGGCCGTCAGTACAGCCCGCGCATGGGATTTGTTAAACACATTAGAAAAAGTGGCAATACACAAACTGTGACCACTGTTGATGATGATTTCCCTGGACAGCTAAAGGCTGTCGTGGAAGTAAGAGCGGGAGACAAGTTGATATTTGATATTGATCCAAGTTCATTGCCAGAGCGGATGTATCAGCGCAGCAATAACAGGGGTGGCGAGAATGTTGATGATATTAACTCGACTGTAGAGGCAGAGCAAATTGCTGCTGATGACGCAATGCAGATTGGGGAAAGATTCGCCATTGGCAACACTCTTTGGAAAGTAATTGACAGAAGAAAAGAGCAGTACGACCCAGAAGGCAATCAAAGCCAACAAATTACTCTCAAATGCGTTGATACAGATGAATCACGCCAAAGAAAAATTGGCTTAGTTAGTTTTGATCGTGTGGTAAAACCTAAGCAAGACTTTATTGCAGACGAAGGAGGAGTTGGAGCTGGTTTTTTCCCGCTTACAAGCGTTGCAACCGGTTTGGTGCGAAACAACAGACCTGCTGTTGTGACTGAGATTGGAATACGCAGCAAAGTATTTCAACGTCTTAATGGCTTGTGCGCGTTCAACGCTGTTCCCACTCCAGACGAATTAGACAGATTTGAAGACGAAGAAGTTAACGTTCGCTCTGGAACGTACACAGGAACAATCAAAAGATCTTCTGTTTTCCAAGTGTTTGTGCGTCAAGCCGGATTAGACGCCAACGGTGATGCGTTTAGGTTTCACAAAATAGATATTTATTTTGTGGTCACAGGTAGCAAGCCTGTTGATCAATACAACTTCATTCGTTTTACGCATCCGCAAGAATTGCCACCTACAGAGCTTGAGTATAAGTTTGTTGGCGTTCCAGCTTCTGAGCTGCGAGCCCTTGGCGACGAAACTCCTGTTGTCAGACTTTCGGCCTCTGTTTCTCAGGAAAAATCAGATCTTCTGCGCATTTCATCTGACGTTCCAGGGCTAGGCAGGTTCGCTATTGCGGTCGCTGGAACGGCAACGACTAAATCGCAAATCAGACTAAACAAAGAGTTTATTCGCAAGCCAAAAACAGTTACTGACCAAGGCGCCAGGAGCATTCCTCAGTCGGTTGAACGCAACATTACTCTGCCTCAAGATCAAGATGGAAGTATTAAAGTTGCAATTTCTATCGAAAGAGAAGCCAACATATCAAATAGTGATGCCATTACTACAGGAAAAAATGGTGCATTTTTTCATACAATTTTTGGAAGCTGTGACGATGACCCGATTAATGAAGGCGGTTTTAAAAGCTTGCAGACTAGAGAAAACATCGGCACACGTAAATGGATGGCTGTAAAATGGACTGTGCGAAAAGCGAGGCTGCCTGAAAATCATTATGCACGACAAAATGGTGTGACTTTTACTTGGGCGTCTGAAAACTGTGAGGTTATCGGCAGTTCGGATGGATACTCAAAGGGCGAACTCGTAGAATTCAAGCGGGGTGCTGGAGCAACATCAGGGCCTTCTGGTAACTATCCAAGCTCTAATCCATTTATTCCTAATCACCCAAGCGGTCAAACAATGACCTTTTCGGGTCAACGATTTAAAGTCTTAGACATCGACACTCGCGACCTTGCTGTCGGTCGTTCGCAAGGCTATTACTATGAATTGTTTGGGCACGCAGCAGATTTAAACGTAGGAGAATCTAAGACGATTATTCGGAACTACCCGAATGGTCCGAGAAAAATTAAGGTTGAAATGACTGCAACTGTAAAGGAGCAGGTCAACCATTTTAGTGGTGAGACAAAAGGTTGGAACCACCCTTCGAGCCCTATCCCTGTTGTTCAGGACTCCGATACAACAAACAACTGGAACGAAGGTGACACTTACGATGATCTTGTGAGCGTTTCAGATGACAACCCTTACATCACTTCTTATACACAGGTTGGTTTTAGATATGTTATTGGTGACATCGGCAGGACAGAGGCTCAGACGACTTTCGATGGAGAAGCTTTTTTCGAGTCACAAAGTCAGTACGCTGACATGAGCCTTTATAGAGGGCTTGTCCAAAAATCAAATGAATCGGAGCCTGAGCACAGCATTGTCTATGTCAACGAAGTTGTGCCTAATGAACTTGTGCCTACATACAACAATTTGACTATCGCCGGGTTGTCTTTAAAAGCAAGCCGTAATTTCACGAGCCTTGATCAAATGCGTTGCTGGCTCGGCAGCGGGCTGCACACCAAACGATTGCACCCTGATCTTTCTGTTTACAATCTGGGCGATCTTAGCGTGAACGGCAAAGCCTCTGGTCCTAGCAATCTATTTACTGACTTAGTATTTTATCTCTTAACTAATAATATGGGTGGTGCCGGGGCGCTGCTAAAAATGACTGAAAGCAATGCAGCTCTTTTAGAAACTGATGATTTTGTAAGCACCTCTCGTTTTCTGCACGCACAAAAACTCTTTTTCAACGGTGTGATTGGAGATAGAACTAACCTGCGCCAATACATTACGGACACAGCGCCTTACTTTTTGTGCAACTTTGTGATGATGGACGGCAAGTTTTCGTTGAAGCCTGCAATTCCTGTACTAGAAGAAAGCGGGCAAATCAATCTTGGCCCGGTTCCTATAGAACAGTTGTTTACAGCTGGAAACATTCTTGAGGACAGTTACAAGCTTGAATACTTGAGGAGCGAAGAGCGCAGACCCTTCAAGGCAGTTATGCGTTACAGGAAGGAAGCTAAAAACAAGTTTCCTGAAGAAAAAGTCGTTGAGGTTAAGCTGCCAGGGCAGCTACAGGAGCACGGCATTCAGCTCCTTCCTCAAGAGCAATTTGACTTAACGCAATTCTGCACTTCAGAAAACCATGCCATTCAAGTCGCCAAGTATTTCTTAGGCATACGCAAGCTGGTTTCGCACACCATTAGTTTTTCTACGACCGTACATGGCTTGAGCTTGCGTGCAGGCTCTTACATTAAGGTCATAACAACTTCTAGTCCCTATTCCAGCGCTAACAACGGCACGGTTAGCAGCACTGGAGCGGTGACAAGTGTCAGAGACATGCCTGATGGCCAATATCCGGTTTCTTTCTTTAAAACAGATTCACAGGACGTAGAGGAGGCGTTGATGGAGGTCAGCAACAATATCGTGTCTGACTCGACTTTCCATGACTCTGTCTTTACTGTCAGAGATGAAAGCGTTTCGCAAAACGTTTACGTTGTGGAGCAGTTGACGTTCTCTGAGGAAGGGACGGTGGACATCGTTGCTTCAGAGCATCCTTGCGATGATGATGGAGTCAGCGAGCTTGCAAAGCTTGTTGCCAACGAAAATTCAGTCATCACGGTTCGCCCTTCCTAATGGCTTATCCCATCCTCAAACCCTCTAGCCGTAGTTATGACCCTGGAAGCTATCCGGTCAAAACCTTCAAGGCTCAGAACGGTGCAGAAACGCGCATCTTGTATGGCAGCGAACGAACCGACGTCAAGCTCAGCTTGTCTTACGCCAACATTGGCGATCCAAACGCTGAGCTTTTTTTAGACCACTACGACGAGGTTCAAGGCACGTTCCAAACTTTTAACTTGCCTGGGCAGGCGCTAGGTGGCTGGGAGGGCAACAAAGATGCTTTAAAGCCGACAGACAGCCAAATTCCTACTGTGACTTACAACGTCACAGTAGTCGCCGATGGCAACCAAAATTATTTTCGTTTTAGCAATGACAATTACACCGCCAACGCGCAGACCCTTGAGCTAACCGAAGGCACGATCTATTTGTTCAGCCAGCAGAACGCATCGAACGCAGGCCATCCATTGCGTTTTTCCACGACTAGCAACGGCACCCACAACAGCGGAACTGAGTACACGACTGGCGTGACGACATTTGGAACGCCTGGGCAAGCTGGTTCCTACACAAGGATTCAGGTGGCAACTGGTGCGCCAACGCTTTACTACTACTGCAGCCAGCACTCTGGGATGGGAGGTCAAGCGAATACACCTGCTGCGACAACAACTGCCTCCACTTCTGGCAGTCAAGCCCAGTACAGATATGAAGGCCCACCGCAGGTTGTTCAGGTGCGACCTGGGATTAGCACTGTTACAGTGAATCTGATTGGCGTGATCTGATGGCAAAGGTCTACACCGGCAGGGATGGCGCATTACAGCTCGGTGGAACGACCCTTGCCAAGGTCGTCAATTTTCAGCTGTCGTCAAACTTAGAAACGCTTGAAACGACAACGCTGAACGAGCATATCCGTGTTTATGTTCCTGGTGTTGTCGGCTATAGCGGCAGTGCAACGCTGTTGTATTACAAAGAGGATGATGGCACATTTAACACCACAAACATTCTCAACAAGCTTTACAAGACGGGCAACGAGGGTGTCAGCGATAGTGACACCGTTGAGCTGACGTTTCGTTGGATTGATGGAACAGATAATAACGACATCAAGCTAAACGCCTACATAACAAGCGCAACGATTGGAGCGGCTACTGGCGATGTGGTCAGAGCTGAAATCGCGTTCCAGGGCACTGGCGTTTTGTCAACCGTGACGATCTCATGACGGTTTATCTTGGCTCTCAAGGCGAAGTCGAGCTGCGACGTGTTTTTAACGGTGGCACGTTGAAGTCAACGATTGATGTTGCCGACGTTAATGCAACGCAAAAGCGTTTTAGCTTTGACTTTGAGCATGGCCAGCTTGTGACTGGCGATCAGATTGAAATCACAAGCACTGATGGGAGCGCTCTTGATTTTATTAATGGTTATACGGATTCAGGCGCAAAAAAATTCATTCACGTTGACGAGCTAGATGGCATCAGGCTTTACGACACTTTCGCTAACGCTGTTAATGGCGGCACAGCCAACGCAGTTGCACTAGCAACGCCGGGTAACGCTATCCCAGTTGAGGTGATAGTTAATAGCACTAGGCCACAGGTGCTTGCGCAGGTAAGAAGCTTCGAGATAAACACCGAGCGCGAAACTGTAGACACCACAGTCTTGTCAGACGAGTTTAGATCGCGGGTCAATACTTTGATTTCGGGCTCAGGTCGTATTACGGCTTTTTGGGAATATACAGGCGATGATTCACGGGAATTGCCAATGTATTTGTATGAATTAGCGCATCGCACAAAAGTCGGCAGCAATTTTATTGGTCGATTTTATATCAAAAAAACTGATTACAACCCTGGAGGTTCGCCAACCAAAAAAGATGACGAAATTTGGTGGAGGGTCGAAGGAATCATTACGGCAGCAGCCATCCAGTTTACGCCAGACAGCGCCGTTCAGATTACGGCTGATTTTGTGACGACAGGCGAGCTTAGGTTGCGTATGCGGCTAGAGCGTGGCGACGGGCTATTGCAAGAGGACACTGGTGACATACGCTTAGATCAAGACAGCAACGCTAAACTGCTGTTAGAGCCGAACGTTTAACACGGAGCTAGCCGCCCATGGCTGATCTCAAAATTAGTCAGCTGAATGCGCTTGCTGGCTCCGCTTTAGCGACTGGGGACTTAGTTGCTGTCGTCGATAGCAGCGCTAGCGAGACCAAAAAGCTGACGGTTGGGGATCTAGTCGCTAATGGCGTCACCTTGATCAGTGACGATACGATCCCTGGCGCGAAGATCCTTTTTGGTGCGGGTGATGTTGCCACAGCGGCTGTTGCCGACTCAGCGATTACAACTGCCAAGATTGGTGATGACCAAATCACGGCAGCCAAGCTTGCGGACGAATCAACCGTTGATTTGGTCACGACGCTGCCTGCTTCTGGAGGATTTGTAGGCCAGCTCGCTATTGACACAGATGATGACAACAGCCTGTTTTGCTGGAACGGCTCGGCTTGGTTGAGCCTCAAAGCTGGTGGGTCAATTAACAGCATTGCTGGCAGCACCGTTGGTGTCATCGACATCACGGCTACGACCACAAGCGGTGCAGTTACGATCGCGGCAGTCGTTAATGACACGTCTGCTGCCAATCAGTTCCTAGCTGGTCCTACGAGTGCTGGTGGTGCGGTTGAGTATCGAACAATTACTGGCAGCG